GCCATGCCCGCGTAGCCGTCCACGGGGACGCCGAGGCGGGCCTGGAGGGCCGCGATAGTATCGGGGCCAAGGATGCCGTCCACGGGGACGCCGAGGCGGGCCTGGAGGGCCGCGATCATCTGCGATCCATCCGGGTTGTTCTCGAAGTCCCAACCGGCCCCGGCTGCGGGGAGGTTTTCGCGCCATGCCCCGTCCTGGCTGGATACGGTGCCGTCTACGGGCGTACCGAGGTAGGCCTGGAGGGCGGCGGTTGTCGCCGGTCCCCACCAGCCGTCCACCTGGAGGCTACCGGGGTCAGGATCGGCGAGGGCGGGCACGGCGGGACCGCCGCCCTGGATGAGGAGGGCGCGGGCGTCAAGTTCATCGAGCCGGGCCTGCCAGCGGCCAGGGCATTCCGTGGGGAAGTGGTCCTGATGACCGGATAGGGGCAGGTATCCCCATTCGTCGCGGATCGCGGCGATCAGCTGTGCGACGGTCTCGAAGTCGTCGGCGTCGCATTCGGGGCGGCACTCGATCCCGATTGTGCGGGCGTTGTTGCCCATGCAGTGCCAGGCGCGGTCATAGTCGTGGGTGATCTGGGTGACGCGCCGGCCGCTGGCCACGTAGTGCGCGGAAGTGTTCCCATCGGGGCGGGCGAGGTAGGCGGCGACGGCGTCGTGAGACTGCCCATCTACGCCCCAATGGTGGATGACGATTCCGAGGGGGTCGCCGTAGGGGCGACCGGGGTCATAGTTGGGGCCCCAGTTGGTGTCGGTAACGGCGGCGTTAACTGCCATGGTCGGTGTCCTTTCTGGTTAGAGGGAGATTGCAACCCACATGATTTGGGCGTAGGCCGAGGCTCCAGAGGTGTTGTTGTGAACCATCCACGTGAAGCCTTCGGGTGTGATGTCCCATGCGGCCACATTCAGGCGCTGATTCTGCGACTGCATGAAGACCATGGGGGCTTTGGCGAATCGGCGCGGGAATGTGACCTTGTAGGAGTTGGTCTGGTCGCCGGGCTGGATCGAGTTAACGGCGACCTGCCCAACCTGGAATGCGGTCGTGAGCTTGTCGGTTGCGGTTTTCAGCTCGGCAAAATTCGCGTTGACGTCTTCGGCGCGGGCGATCTCGCCAGGGACAAACGTTTTCATGAGGGGTCCTTCCTAGTGGTTGGTCGTGAGATTGAGCCGGGTTTTCCAGGTCGTCGGCGTGATCGTGTGGGTGACCTGGGTAATGAGTGCGAGTGCGTCTTCGCCGCGCCATTCGATGTTGATTGCCTGGATGGGGTCGAAGGCGGCGGCGGTGGCCATGTGCGCGCCACGCTCGGCGGGCCCGGCGTCATGTGCGGCCACGAGGCTAACGCTGGAGGGCGCGGGATCGGCGTTCGCGGCGGCGAGGTAGCGGCGGGCCGTCCTTTCGACGGCGTCGGCGGGGAGGGTGGCGTCAATCGAGATCGCCGATCCTCCCCACGCGGTCGCGGCGGTCGGATCGTCCACGGTGGTTTCCGTGTCGTCGGCGGTCCATTCGGAGTTTTCGGCGTCCCATTTAGCCGCGTGGTTATTGATCGTGACGTGTGCGAGGGCGTCGGATGCGTTCCACGCAACGTTAATATCGGTGTATGACCAGATGCCGGATGTGATCGCGCTTTTGTCGGCGTCGGTGAGGGTGATCGCCGCGGATCGGGGGCGCGCGACGCGGATCGACACGGTCCCGTCTCTGTCTACGGTCCAGGAGCCGAGGACAGATGCCGTGAGGGCGTCCAGGTGCTTGGCAAGGCTGGTTTCCCAGACGGTCGGCGGCATTGTCTGCGTTGCAGTGTCGTGGATACGGTAGGGCAGATCGGGGGCTGACTTGATGAGGCGGTCCAGGCGCGCGGTCCAGGGTTCCGAGCCGTTTCCCCCGTCCGCTTTGGCTCCGTATCGGGTGATCGCGGCGAGCCGGGCGACGTTATCGGAGGCCGTGAGGGTGACCTCATAGTCCACGCGCGAGCCGGGCTTATGGGGCGTGATCGTCAGGTCAGTGATAACGCCTGTGTAGATCGCCGTCCTGGTTGGCCAGTGGATCAGGCGAATGGGCGTGCCGTGGTGGAGGCCGGTCGCGCGTGGGCTAAGGGCGTTGATCGCGTGTGCGGTGAGGGTGCCCACGGCGGCGCTCATGGCGGGCCCGTTCGTCGTGACGCCGCGAGTCACGGTCAGGTCGGTGCATGGTCCGAGGATGTCTTGCCACTGCGATATGTTCGTTTCGCCTTGGTTCCATGCGCGGGTGTCCCAGGCGTTGCGATTCCACGTCATTGCCCACGGCTTGGCGATGCCGAGCGTCCATGAGGCGCGATTCCACCGTGCATTGTTCCACCTGAGACCGAAGAAACCGGGTAGCGGATAGTACGCCTGGAGGCTGAGAACGTCGCAGGGCCGGGGGTTGGCTGGGATGTCGGTTCGGTCCCAGACCGTGATCGTTTCAATGATGCCGGTCTGGAGGCCTGCAACGTCAATGGCGAGCTCGGTCCCCATATCGCTGTTCTCGGCTGATGCGGTGTAGATCGGGCCGGGCCCGTAGGCGTTTGCCTGGTTGCCAATGCGGATGACAATTCGCTTGCCTGGCTGGTCGGCGCGCACGCGGATTTGTGCGCCGATGCGGTGGCCTGGGACCAGGTTGGGCACGGTGATGGTGAGGGCACTCGATCCGGGCGTGAGGGTGAAGCGCACGCGCCCGCCGCTCATGGGCTGGCAGGTCGCGCCGCTGTAGTCGCTGATGGAGGGGCTAGGGAGGGTAGTCATCGTCCTGCTCCATTGAGGCGGGTGTACTGGTCGATGGACTGTGCGATCACGCGGCCCGCGTCAATCGACGGGTGGAGCATGTTCGCGGTCACATGGATGGTGACGCCGCCGCGCGCGCGCATCCCTGCCAGTCCGCTGGCGTCTGGGAGGCCGAGCGAACCGGCGTCGGTGTCGGCGACCATGCCCGTGAGCGCGCCGAGGGATCGACGCACTGCGCCGTACCTGGATTCCAGGCCCCTGATAAAGCCATCGATCACGAGGCGACCGGCTGGCGTGAGTAGGATCGCGTCGTAGTCGGCGGGGCCCTTCCAGGAGGTCAGGCTGGAGGTGAGGTTACCGAGCGTCGATTTAACCGAGCCAATCATGGAGCTGATGCCATTGATGAAGCCCTGGATGAGGCTCTTACCGGCGTTCCATAGGGTAGAGCCGATGTTGCCGAGCGCGGATAGGGCGCGGCCTGGGAGGGATGAGATAGTGGAGATAGCCGAGGATACGCCGCTGGAGATCGCGCTGGTAATTCCGCTCCAGGCCCCTGAGACGGTCGATGAGATGGAGGACCAGACGCCGGAGAAAACGCCGGAGATCACGCCCATTGCGTAGGTGATGTATCCCTTGACAATGTTCAGGGCCCCGTTAACTACGCCCTTAATGCCGTCCCAGACGCTGGAGACGATCTGCTTAATGCCGTCCCAGACTCCCTGCCAGTCGCCAGAGAGCGCCGAGGTCCAGACCTGGATAATGCCAGAGATCACGCCTACCACGGTGGAGATCACGCTGGAGATCACCTGCCAGACGCCGGATACCACGGTGGAGATGCCCTGCCAGATCGTGTCCCAGTTCGCGGCGAGGCCTTGGAAAACGTTAATGATGAGATCGACGATGGGCTGACCATATGATGCCCACGCGGCCTGGAGTTGGGGCCAGACGGCGTCCCATGCGGCTTGAATCTTCTCCCACGCGGCCTGGAGGGCGGGCACTACGTTGGTTTGGAACCATTCGACAACGACACTCACGGCGGCTTTGATCTGTGCCCATGCGGCGTCCACGGCGGCGCGGAAAGTTTCGTTGTTCTGGTAGAGCGCAACGAAGATCGCGACCAGGGCGGCAATGGCTGCGATCACGAGGAAGATCGGATTAGCGGCCATGGTGGCATTGAGCGCCGCCCATGCGGTCTTTGCGGCTCCGATGATCGTCTTGATCTGGTTGAAGGTCTTGAAGCCTGCCACGAATGTCCCAATGACGGCGGCGGCGGCTCCAATGGCGGGGCCGAACTTCTCGAAGAATGCGACGACGCGGGACACGGCGGGCGGGACCGTCGTGGTGAGCCAGTCGATCAGGGCTTGGAGGCGGGGCCGAATCTCGGTCTGGAAGACGGCGGCGGCTTGCTTGATCTTCGGGACGACGTTCGCCTGGATGCGGGCGGCGAAGTCCTGGAGGGCTGGAATTGCGACGTCCTTTGCCCACGTCGAAAGCGATTCAAGCGCGGGCACGAGGTGTTCAATGGCGGCGGATGCGAGGGCGGTCACCATGGGCAGGACCAGTGTCCCTGCCTTGGCGGCGAAGTCGCCGAAGTGGGCTTTGAGGACTTGCACCTGATGCGCGAGTGTATCGCCTTCGCGAGCGAAGGCCCCGTGCGCGTCGGCGGTCTGCTCCATAATCAAGGCCAAGGTCGCGGCTTGCTGTGCTTCGTTATCGAATGAGCCGCCCACCTTCTGGAAGCCGAGCTCGGCGGCTTTGGCGTCGATGCTGGCCTGCTTCAGGGATACGCCGTAGCGCTCAATCGGATCGCGCTCACCTTTCAGGGCGCTGGAGAGCGCGGCGACGGCGTCGGAGGTCGAGCCGCCGAATTGGGCGGACAGGTCGGCGGCGACGCCGATCAGGTCGTTGGTCTTGCCTGCGAGCTGGTCGATTGAGGTACCGCCGTTTTTGAGCTGTGCGCCCAACAGCGTGCCGAGCTCTTGATATTCATTCTTGGTTAGACCGACGGTTGATGCCGCTGTATCGGCGTAGGCCTTCATCTGGTCTGCGCCGGACTTGAAGACCGCTTCGATAGCTCCAGTTGACTGCTCCAGGTCGGCGGCGGCGCTGACTGCCTTTGCCCCGGCGACGCCGATAGCGGCTGCGCCAGCGGCGGCGACGGTCGCGAGGGTCGTCACGGCCTGTTTGCCCGCGTTCGCGAGATTCGTCAGGCCGGTTTCCTTTGCAAGGCCCTTGAATGCTCGGCTGAAGTTTTTGGTCTCGGCGACGACGGAGACCTTTACGACGTGACCAGCCACTGGCTATCCTTTCTGCGCTTTGGCGCGTTCCTGGAGGAGGTCCAGGATCGCGCGGGCGTCTTCTAGCGTGAGGTGTTCGCGCGCCTCCCATGGGCTGATCCCGGCGTCCACGGCGAGGATCGCTAGGACGGGGCTTAGGGAGGTCGCGCCGGTCATTCCCCCGGCGTTTCCTGGGTGGAAACGAGGGCGGTTGCGTCTTCCATGGTCAGCTCGGTTGCGGCGTTGTATGCGTCGTCGCGGGTCTGGTAGCCGCCGCGCCGGAACAGGAGGACGGCACACATGGCGATCATGGGCGAGGCGAGCTTGCCGCCCGCTTCGGGGTCGAATGAGGTGATCGGTTCGCCGGTCTTGCGTTCGTAGTACTCCAGATCGCCGAGGGTGAGCGCGTTCATGTTCATTGCTGTGGTCCTTACCAGTTGTGTTCGTCGAGTAGTTCCTTGATGCCCTTGCCAAAGCCTGCGAATGTCCTGGGACGCATCTTTTCTTCAGCTTGTGAGAGCCAGCGGGGGCCGCTGCGTGAGTCGGCTCCCCAGTGACGCACGCCCGCGTATGGGAGGCGGGTCTTGGAGCCGACCCTTACCATGACTTTCCGCTTGGATCGGCTGGGTTTGATCCCGGCTTGCAGGTCGCCGTCCTTGTGGGGGGCCATCGTCTTTGCGAGGGTGGCGATAGGCGTAGCGAGCCGGTATGTGAGGTCTTTCATGTCCGTGACGGCCACGCCTACCGCTTCGGCGTCGCGCAGTAGCGCTTTAATGCCGGTGATTTCGACGCTACCGCCGTCCAGATTGACGCGGCCGTCACGGATGCCGGTCATGGAGGTTAGTTCTCTTCCATGTTGCCCGCGCCGAGCGTAGACGTGGCGGTGAGCTTTTCGGGTTCGCCCTCGCACTGCCACTCGAAGTCGAAGGTCGATCCCTTTTCGTCGCCAGCCTCGGAGCCAATCGACGGCTTGACTCCGATCTTCGCCTTGATCTTGAAGTGCGGCTGCTTCGCGGTCGCAACCTTATTGCCGAAGGGGGCAACGAGAACGTCCACGGTGCGGCCAGCCTGGGTCCAGAGCATGTCCCAGAAAGAACCGGCGTCGAATGAGACAATGGCCTTGCCCTTCAACTTCCAGGCCGAGGACGCGCCGGATAGGGCGTCTGCGAAGGTGACGACGTCCTTGTCAGAGGTTTCGGGGGCGAGTTCGTAGCTGGAGATGTCGCTCCAGTAGTCCTTCCCGGCGATACTGAAGCCGAGCTTGTTACCGAGGATACGGGCGTTGCGGGTGACGGTCATGGTCAGTCCTTTTCTATGGTGTAGGTGATTGCGGTTGTGATGGGGGCGGCGAGGTAGGCCTGCCCATCGGCGCCCTTGATCGTCTGGTAGGCGTCCACGGCGGCGAACATTCCCTCCCTGACCATGCCGACAACGATTGTGTCAACGGCTGAGTCCAGGCGGGCGACGGACAGGGCGTTGGTGGTCGGTGCGACCGCTACCGTGATCGAGAGTCTTACCGTGACGGAACCGTGCGCGTTCTCGTCGGCGGCGACCAGGGGTGTGCCTTCCGTGACGACGACGCACGGCGGGGCGAGGCGTTCGGGGATCGACGTCAGGACGGGGATGGAGGTGATCCGGGTCAGGATGTCGGCGAGATCGGCGCGGGCGGCGGCGATAGGTCCACTGTTGGTTGTCATGAGATCGCGAGGGGTAGATACGGGGCCAGGAGAGGTCGCGCGGCGACCATGGCGTCACGGGCGACGCGGATCGCCGCCGTACCGTCGAATCCATCGGCGAAGTTTTTGATCCCGTTGGGGGCACTGCGTCGGTGGTAGAGCTCGGCGGCGACTTCGATTTGCGCGCGCTCCAGGATTTCGGCGGGCACGGTCGCGGAGCCGACCTGATCGCGGATGAGCGTCGCTGCCTGGTCGGCACACTCTTTCAGGAACGTGTCGTTGGGCACGTCCCCTACGTAGGCGGCAATGCGGGCGGTCAGGTCGGCTCCCACGGTCAGGCTCCGATCTTCAGGGGCACGAGGCCGGTCGGGATTTCGGTAGCAACGGCCCCGTAGCGATAGACCGAGAACTGCTTGGAGAGATTGACGATGTTCTCATCCTGGAGCTGGACAAGCGGGGTCTCGTATGTGCGGATCGCCTCGGAGTTGTAGAAAGCGCCCACGATGCCCGCGCCGAGCTGGCCAGGCGTGGCGCGCAGGTTGCAGGTCACGGGAACGTCAAGGATGACGCCGGTCAGGGCCTTGGCGTTCGTGGTGCCAATTGTGTTGGTGGGGTTCTCGGTGGCGCGCATGAGCGGGCGACCGTCCGTGCCGGTCAGGCCGGAAAGCGCCTTGAAGGTCGCGAGATCGACAACGAGGCCGTCCAGGGTCAGGGCCTGGTCGGCGAACTTCGCGGCGGCGTCGATGAACAGGCCGGAGATGTCAGACCAGGTGAGGGAGGTCGCGGCCTTGGCGACGGCGAGCTTGGAGGCGTCCTGCGCCTTGACAGCGTTGGCGAACTGGCCTGCGAAGTAGGAGGCCGAGGCCTGGCCAGCGGCGATAGCCATACCGCGCAGGGACGTGTCCAAGAGGTTGATTCGGGTACGCTCAATCGCCTGGCGCGTGAGCTCGGTGTAGCCGCCGAAGGTCTTGATCGGCGCGCTGCGCTTCTTGGTGGTGACCTTGCCCATCTGGAGATCAGCACCTTCGGCGGTCTGCTCGGTCACGGTCAGGGTGTTGGTCGCGAGCTCGGTAAAGTCAAGCTCCATCCCATCGGCGGGGAGAGCGCCGCGCGAGAACAGGGAGGCCAGGACGTTGGGCTTGTCAACGATGCGAGTCAGGTCCTTGATCCAGGTAGGGACAACCATGGTGGCATCTCCACTGGAGGGGGTGCCGTTGAAGGCGCGGGTCTGGAGGGCGGCGATCTCGGCGCGGTATGCCTCGTCGTGGATGAGGGCCTTAATGGCTTCGCCGGGGGTGCGCGTGTCGGCGGCGGGGGTGGTGCCGCGCTCGGCGGCGGCGAGGGTCGCGCGCTGTTCCATGGCGGTGATGTCGGCGCGCAGGTCGTCCAGGTCGGAGGCGAGCGCGTAGGCGGGTGCGTCGGTCATGGGGGTTGTCCTTTCGGTGGGGGTGGGTTGGTTGCGTACTTCGGTCACGGTCGCGCCGTCGTAGGCAGGGAATGGAACGAGGGAGACTTCTCGGAGGTCCAGGCTGGTAATGGTGGTGTGCGTCCCGTCGTCGGCTTCGGTGCGGTCGTAGGTGAGCGGGACAAAGCCGATGGAGAGGCGGTCAATGACGCCGTCCTTGACTAGCTGGTAGGCGTCGCGGGCGGTCTGCGTGTCTGAGAAACGGGCTTCGATCTCGATACCTTCGGCGGTTTCGGTCGCCTCGGTAATCAGGCCAATGGGTTCGTCGTGACGCCACGCGAGCTTGAGGCTGGTCGCGTCGTCGGCTCGGTCGGCGAGAGAGCCGGGCGCGATTGTCTCGAAGTAGCCGGGGGCAAGCTCAATTTCGACGCCGTAGGGGACGGCCAGGCCGCGCACGGTGCGCGGCTCGGCGGCGTCGTCGGCTCGGATGGTGAAGGCGCGGGTCTGGAGGTCAGTCATGAGGGGTGTCCTTAGCGGTCTTGGTGGCGGCGTCGTCGGTGATCCCTTCGATGCGGCGCGCGTAATCGGGGGTGTAAATGCCAGCGTCGATTGCGGTCTTGTGGGTGGCCATGCGGGCGGCGGGGGTTGCGCGCAGGATTGCGTCAAGGTTGAAGCGAACGGTCGTGCCGCGCGGGACGATTGCGGTCAGGGCGTCTTCAATCTCTCGGAGGTAGGCCATGAGCGTCCATCGGATGAAGTCCGTGGCGGCATCGTTGATGTTCTGGTAGGTGAGACTCGATCCGTTCACGGCGGCTAGGAGCATGTGCGCGGGGATGCCGAACATTCTGCCCACGGCGAGGACGTCGAAGGCGCGGGATTCCAGGAACTGAATCTCACTCGGTGTGAGGTGGAGGGGCGAGTATTTGAGGCCCGCGCCGATGACGGCGACGCCGCCGCGCTGGGAGTTGGATTCGTTCCAGGCGCGCTTAGCGTCGGCGGCTTGTGCGGCGGTGATCGGCTGTTCCGTGGAGAGTACGCCGGTGGGCACGCCCGCGCCGCTGGTCCAGTTCGCGGCGTAGGACGCCATTTCGGTCGCGCCCTGGAGAGATCGCGCACATGCTTGGATCGGGCCGAGGCCAGCGGCTTCGCCGGGGATGTAGGTCAATCGCAGGTGCCGAATCTGGTCAGGGCTCCATTTGCGCGATCGCCATTGCACGGTGCGTTCGCCCGTGTTGGGGTCCAGGACGGGAAGGCACTGTGTGGGGTCCAGGACGCGCAGTGAGTTGGCGCGCCCGTCGCCGGTACGTCCAATGAGCCAATAGGCGTTTCCTCGGAGGGCGAGGCTGGCGATTGTCTCGGCAATGAGCGCGGTAGGGGTCAGATCGGGGCCGGGCGTCGCGACGACGGTGGGCATGTCGCGGCCTTCGAGCTGTGAGCCGTCGCGCCATGCGTCGAGCGAGATTTGCTTGCCAGCGGCCTGGAGGACACTCACGGCGCGATAGACCGAGTCCAGGGCGAGCGCGCCGCGCTCGGTAATGAGCGCCGCTTCCCGTGCGGGCGGCGTGATGCCCGCTGGGATCGGTGTACCGGTCTCGGCGCGGTGGAAGCCGAATAGGGATGCGAGGGAGGCCATGGCTGAGAGTATGCGGGGTACCCGATTCGCATTCGGGCTTATACGTGTCGCCAGCGGTACGCGCTGAGTGCGCGGCGGGCGTGCCGGTCGCCGGGGTGAGCGTAGCGCTCATGCTCGGAGACCTGGGTCAGGGCGCGCTCATGCGAGGCGGCGGGGAGGCCCCTCCATCCGCACTCGCACATCGGTAGGAAGGTGCAAGCCGAGGCGTCAACGTGTATCCGCATGATGGGGGCTCCCCTGGTTGGTCAGTAGATTTGGATGCCGGGCCGGGGCTGGCACGCGGCCCATACGGCGACGGCCCCGGCGCGTAGGGCGTCGATGGGTCGCGGCGATTTGGCTACGTCGAAGGCGGTCACGCCGGATAGCTGTCGCAGGACAACGGCCCCCGTGGCTTTGATGAGCTCTTGGTTGCCGTCGTGCGTGAGGCGCTTCGCGTTCACTCGATCTAGGAACAATTGGCAAGCTGAGGCGTATTCGCGGGTGGCCAGGGTGGTGATCGGCGTCCCCTCGGCTTCGAGATCGGCGGCGAGCGTGCGCGTGGGGCCCGCTGGATCGCATCCTATCCACGCATAGCCAGCGGCCTGGAGGCCGTGAAGCGCGGGGCGTACCCAGTCGATTCCGGGCCCTGACATGACGGTCGCTAGGCAGGGGTCGCCGTCGTCGTCTATCCAGGCGGCGGCGATTGTCGCGGCGGATCGGTCGGCGGCGAGATCGACGGCGAGGCAGACGCGCGAGGGATCGGGGGCAGTGAGGTTCAGTTCCGAGTCCATGAGCGAGCTAAACAGGTGGATGTCCACGGCGGTTTCCTCGGCGGCGGTCTCCAGGTTCAGGATCGAGCGACGCCATGAGGCGAGGTTGTCGGATCGCAGGGCCCTGATCTTGTCGGCGGTCTGCGTGTGTCCGAGCGCCGGGTGGAAGGACAGGGTTTCGTCGCTGTAGGGATCGCGCTCGGCGGCTTCTTCGTCGGCGCTCCACTCGAAGAAACACATGCGGCTATGCGGGTCTTCTACTGACTTCCTACCCTGGCGGATCAGCTCATTGAGATACGCCGATTTGTCCGTGCCTTTGGTGGAGACGATCCAAAGCTGCGAGTCCTTGATTGTGAGCTGGGTAGGGTTGATCGCGGTCTCCAGGGCCAGGCCTGCTTCGGCGTCGAAAGCCCACGCCTCATCAACGGTAACTAAATGCAACGAATCGCCATGGATCGACTTCGGTGTTGGCGCGAACGGGCTGATGAATGAGCCGCGCTTTAGGTACTCGGTGCGCTCGGAGCCCTGCGAGGCGTACACCCTAAAATAGCCGGGCTTTTTTTCTGCGTTCAATGCGGTGTTGATCTGTTTCCACCGTTTGCGAGCGTCTTTGCCGGTCTGCGCTGTCATGAGGATTTCATGGCGGTTGTAGGCCATCATTCGATCAACCATGACGGCGCGCAGGAGGAAACTCTTACCGGCTTGGCGCGGGACCGTGACGACGACGACGGGATACCTCCAGGCCCCCGGCGTTTCGGGATCGAGCTCTAGGGCGACGTCGGCGACCTGGCGTTGCCAGGGCATGAGCGAGCCGCCGAGGAAGGCGGCGGTCGCGGCGATCCGAGCGCCGAAGGTCGGATTAGCCGGGTTGCGGCGCGTCGCGTACTTTGGAGCGGCGGTCATGAGCGGGTGAGGGCGTCGCGGGTCAGCTCGGCAAGCGCCGCGTCGAATGCGTCAAGCTCTCGGTCGGTCCCCTCGGCGGGGCGAGGCAGACTATCGAGCGATTCGAGCACGTTCTTCAGGACGTTGGAGGTAGCGACCGATGGTGCGCCTCCGTTCAGGCTCCGATCAAGGGCGGCGGCGGCTTTGGTGAGCGCGGCGCGCTTTGCCTTCTCGATTGGGCCGAGGACGCCCTTGGCGTCTAGGTCATCGAAGGCTTCGCGCACGGCGTCTTCGATCTCCCCCGTTGGGGGCGGTTCCACTTGGAACAGTTGGCTGGTCATTTCGCGCATGGTGTGGGTTTCCGGTCTGGGTTTGGGCCGATTCGGGCCGGTTTATCTGGGCGTCGGGGGGAACAGGAAGA